TGTCGCCGAACTGCATCGATCCCTGCACCGACCGCGCGAGCCCGGCGATCATGCCGGCAATCTTCCCGAACGTGCCGCCGGCCGTCCGCTCGAGCTGCCCGAAGACCGCGGCGATGCTCCCCGACATGGCCCAGGCGGCGTCGAGCCACTCCTCCCGCGTCATCCGCGCAACTTGGATCCCCTCGGCTTGCGCGAGGATCGCGGCTTCGATGAGCTCGACCGTGCCCTCCGTTGCCGTCTCGATATCGAGCACGAGGCTCTTCACCTCACGGAACGGCTCCGGCCGCACCTCCTCCGGCCCGGCCATCGTGCCCGGCGCCGTCGTCGCCGCCCACTCCGCCTGGTACTTGAGCAAGAGCTTGAGCGCCTCGGCTTGCGAGAGGTAGCCGGCGCGCACGGCGAGGGTGAGCTGCTCGAGCCGCTGCCCGAACTCCGCGTGCCCCTTCGTGACCTGGTTGAACGCGTCGAGCTCCGCCGCGGCCCACGCCTTGACCGCCTCGAGGCGCTTCTTCCACGCCTCCGCCGCGGCGTCGGCGGCCTCTTGCGCCTTCGCCTTGTTCTCGGCCAGCGCCCGCGAGTTACTTTCGAGCAGCCGGTCGAGCTCTTCCAAGCTCTTGCCCGTCGGGTCGAGCCCGCGCGCCTTGAGGATGTTCTGCGCGTTCCGGAGCCGCTCCGCCGAGAGCGCCGCCTCGTCCTGCTTCCGGCCGAGGTTCACGATCCAATCCGCGATCCCCGAAAGCGACCGCTGCGCCCAGCCGTCGACGTCGATCCCGGTGAGCTCCTTGAGCCCTTCGATCAGCTTCCGCGTTCCCGCGTACCCGGCGAGGAACGCCCCGCCCATCGCCGAGCCGTAGCCGACGACCTTAGCCATGCCCGGCGAGATCGTCTCGAGGAGGTCGCCGAGGTCGCCGATCTGCCCGCGCTGGAGATCGCCCTCGGCCCGCGCGCTGCGCGTCGCGTCCTTGACGTCGTCTTGCGCTTCGCGGAGCCGTACCATCTGCCGGGTCGCCTGGTCGCTCGCCCCCTCGAGCTGGCGGAGCGTCTCGACCGCGTCCGGATCCACGGGCGAGCCGGCGGCCTGCGCCTCCTTGATCGCCTCCTTGAGCTCGTTGATCTTGAAAGCCGCCGTGGCGCCCGCGGTCGCGGCCCGCGTCGAGCCATTCTCGGCCGCCACCCCGAACCGCTGCACCTGCGCCGCGGCCTCGAGCATCGCCTTCGCGATCTTGTCGCCGCCGAGCTTGGCCGCCTCGGCGAGCTTCTCGACCTTCGCCGCGGCCTCCTCGGCCGGAACGCCGATGCGGCGGAGGCTGTCCACCGCCTGCGCGACGTCCTGCCCGCGCACCTCGAGGCCGATCTGTACGTTCGTTTTCACCGGCTCAGGCCTCCGCCGCCTCCCGCATCGCCTCGAGCTCCGCCTTCCGCGCCTTCGCCAGCTCGTCGTCTGCCGCGTCGAAGAGCGCCTGCCACGCCTCCCGCTCCCCCGCCTCCGTCAGCCCGAGCTCGCCGAGGAGCGCCAGCCGCTCGGCGTAGAGCGTCTGCCCGTTGGCATCGCGGCCGAGGCGCCGCCACCCGGCGAGCACCTCGGCCACCTCCGGCCACGGCTCAGGAACCTCCCCATGCAGCACCTCGGCGGCCCGCTCCGCCCACGACCGCAAGCGCCCGGCCGTCGCGTCCGCCTCCTCCGCCTCCCGCATCGCGCGAGAGAACTGCTCGCGGTCGAGGTCGTCGAGCTTCGCCCACACCCGCGCTTGCCACTCGACGACCCCTCTCAGTTTCCCGCCGCGTCCTCGACCACCTGCCGGCGGTACATCTCACCCGCCCGGCTCTCCTCGAGGATCCATGCCGAGAGCGCCTTGCCGAGCTCGCGACCGCCGTAGGGGAGCCCGTCGTCGACCCAATCGCTCGCCTCGAGGAGCTCGCGCGCCGCGGCCTCGCTGTACGGGATCGGCGTGCCCGCCGGATCGGTGAGCCCCTCCCACCCCGCCAGGCGCGAAAGCACGCCCGCCAAACTGTCCGCTCCGAGCGCCTCGAGGTCGCCGTCGGCGAGCTCGAATCGCCCGACCTCCCGCTCGAGCGCCTCCTTCGCCGCGCCCTCCGGGTCGCCCCCGGAACGCAGCGAGGCGGCGAGCGTCGCGCGAGCGGTGGCGTTGAGCACCGCCCGCGCGATCGGGTTCCGCCGTTGGATTTCCGAGAGCACCCGCTGCACCGCCGCCGCCCCCTCCCGCCGCACGTGGAAGGTGACCCCGAGCCCCCACGGGTCCGGAATCGGCCGCACGTCATCGAACGCGAGGAACCGGCTCTGCAGATTCGTCCGCACCAGGGCCGCTCCTTACGTCGTCGCCCGCAGAATCGCGCCCGTGCACGGCCACGTGACCGAGCCCGAGAACGCCTGCCCCACGCTGCCGGCGATCGGCGACCAGCTCGTGATCACGCACGTGCCCGTGTAGGCCGGATTCGTCGGCCCGACCGCCGCGTCGTTGAGCTTCAGCGTGAAGGCGAGCGTCGAGCCGAGCGCCGCGAAGACCGCCGCGTCGAGGCCCGAGAGGTCGGCGTCCTTGACGAACTCGATCTGCAGCGAGCCCTTGAGCAGCCCGCACAGAATCTCCGAGTAGTCGCCAGTGTCGAAGTTACTCACGTCGACCTCCGGCCCGCTGATCGTCAGCGTCGCGCCCTTGACCTGCGCGGAGTAGTCGGTCGGCCCCGCACCGAGCGCCAGGTAGGCGCCTTTCACCACTTTCTTCGCCACTGTCTCTCCTCCTCTTCCGTCACCGGATCGCCAGGGCGACCAGGTAGGTGAACTCCGGGCTGGTTCCGCCGAGCGTGCGCGTCACCCGCCACCAGGTGTCCGTAATCGGCCCGGCGACCGAGCCGTAGGCCGTCCCGACGTCGTTGAACTGCGCCACCGTCACCCGCGTGGTCGCGCTCGCGAACGTGTCGGCGTCGTCGCTTTCGATGACGAGGTCGAGGGTCGGCGTGGTGCCGCTCGCCCCGACCACGTGCACCGCGTAGTAGAGCCGCTGCGCCGCCGTGACGGCGCCGAGGTTGCTGCCGGCGCCGCTGCCGTTCGCGGCGGCAGCCGCCTGGTAGTCTGCCACCGTGCCGCGCAGCAGAGCCCCCGCCCCGGTGAGCGCCAGCGAGAGCCGCGCCGCGGCGCCCACCTGCCCGCCGAGCGTGTAGGAGAACTCGCTCGCGAGCAGGAAATAGGCCACGTCCGCCACCGCCGGCACGGTGCCGGCCGGCTTGACCACCGTCGCCGGCCAATCCGCCTTGCTGATCTGCGCGAACGCCGACGCGTCCGGCTCGGCCGCGTCCCAGAACCCGTCGAATCGCAGCGACGCCTTGAGCAGCCCGGCGAGCGTCTCGGCGTAGCCGGTCGTATCGAACGTGGACACGTCGACCTCCGGCGCCGTCGCCTCGAGCGCCACCTGGTTGACCTGCGACGCCAGCGCGAGCGGCCCGTAGTAGAGCCCCAGATTCTTGAGCACCTGCTTCGCCACCGCCTACCCCCTGCCCTTCCGGGCCGTCTTCGCCTTCGGCTTCGTTACCGCCGGCTCCGGCGCGAGCGCCGCGGCGTCGTACCACTCCGCCAGCCCGTCCGCCACGAGCTGCGCGGCGCGCCCGGCGTCCACGAATCCGAACGGGAAACGCGCGCCCTCCGGCGGCGCCTCGCCCGGCTCGAGCACCCGGAGCACCGTGTCGGGCCGGTAGGCCCCCCACGCTGCCACCGTCACCACGTGCCGCATTTCGCCCATCTAGGCCTCCCAGCGCACGAACGGCACCCGCAAGCCCCGCCCGTACCACACGTCCGAAACCGAAGCCCCGCCGGGCCGCGGGGCGAGGAACTGCACCCCCGACCCGTCGCCCGCCTTGAACAGCGCCACGAGCGAATCCACCAGGTCGCGCACCCGGTCGTCGCCGGCCCGCCGCTCGCTCCACACCTCGAGCACCACCTCGCCGTCGATCCGGCTGCCGCCCGCGAAGTCCGCGAGCTCGGCGCCGGAATACTCGACCTCGACGTTGACGAACGCCGCCGGGAGCGCCGGCGGCGAGGTCGGCTGCGGCGGCTCGAGCTGCGACCCCGGCCAGAGCACCGGCGCGCCGGTGAACGTCGCCAGGAGCGTCCCGATCGCCGCCCGCTCGCTGCCGTAGCTCACGCGTCGCCCCCCATCACCCGACGGATCGCGCCCTCGACGATCGCCTCCTCTTCGGCCGCCAGGCGCGTCAGGATCGGCGTTTTCAGCCCGACCGGAGCCTGTTTCGATCCCACCATGCGCCCGCGCACCTGCGAGACGGTGCCGCTCTTGTGCCGGCGCTTGTAGGTCTTCGCCATCTGCCGGCCGCCTTCGATGACCAGCGCGTGCGGCGCCGTGGCCCCGACCTTCGTGGGCCGGCCGGCCGCGATCGCGTTCTGCGGGTTCGGCGGGTAGCTCCGCCAGCTTGCGCGCAAGCTCGGCCGGCCGCTGGCGCGCGCCGTGCCGACCGGCGACGACTCCCGCGCCAGCTCGAGGAGGCGCTCGTGCAAGCTCGCGTGCACCTCGGCCGTGAGCTCGCGCAGCGAGAGCCCGACCATCTCGGGGAACTTCGCCGCGAACTCCTCGAGGCCGGTGAAGCTG